CACGCCGTTCCTGAATTGACGTGGAACTATGCGCCTCCGGCCGCTGGTTTGCTCAATACCACAGTCGCCGTAACGGTGAAGGCCGCAGTTGCTGCACAACGTGGGAATATCTCCACTATGGACTTGTGGAGCGAGGCGCTCACTACCGCAACTGAATTCGCTATCCGTGACGGCGCGGCGGGAACGGTACTTTACCGAACAAAGATCGCTACAGGTGGCTTACTGCAAGGCCGCCATGTCATTTTTGACCCGCCACTTCGTCAGGCCGCTGTCAACACGCTAATCGAGATCGTCACGCTCACTGCCTCTGGAGCCGGGGCTGTGTATTGCAACCTCTCTGGCTTCATGTCCAACTAACTTTTAGGAGATTCTCATGCCTTCACTTCAACTTGGCAACAACGCCACCAGCCTTCCCGGCTTGGCAAAAGCAACTAACAGCAACGGCGTGTTCCCGAACGGCCAGTTCGGTGAAATGCTCATGTCGGAACTGATGCCCCAATACTACAGCTTGCTCAAAGCAGGCAAGGTATTCGGCATCGCAGGCTCCGGTAACGTCACTGCCTTCACGGGTGGTGCAGCCGGTACGCCCCTGCTTGGTATCTGGAACCAGCCCGGCTCCCAGGTGGACATTGTGCCCATCGCAATGCGCGTTGCCGTGCGTACTACGGGTACGGCTGCTGTTGCGGTGGACTTCGGTTTCTACGCAGCGCAGCAAGGTAGTACGGCCATCACTGGCACACAGACTCAAGCGCGTAACCAGTACACGCTCAACGCCTCCGGCTCTGCTGCTTATTGCATGGTGAACGTGGCAAATACGGCTGCTGTGGCTTCGACCTTGCTGCTGCCGTCTGTGTCTGTCGGCCTGACAGCCGCAACCGCTGTGACCAACGTTAGCAACTTGTCAGACGAACTGAAGGGCCTGGGCATCCTCGCCCCAGGTGGCTATCTGGCTTGGGGTGGTTCTACATCGACCACGGCGGCAACGGTTGACTTCGCACTGATCTACGCTGAAATCGCAGTCTGACCATGAACTACGACGGCTCTAAAGTCGGCGTGCCTTATTCGCGAGTAGTCCGCTTCTGGGTGGACTACCCGGATGATGGGCCGCCGATGCTGACTGTTGAGCAGGCCATGGCGGTAAAGCTGGCCGATGGCACAGTGTGGGCGCGTGACAAGCTCCCACAAATCAATTCGGTAGTTGACTTTACAAAAGCCGACCAGCCGATCCCATTGGTTCACCCGGAAACGAGCGAATCAATCGGGCAGGACACCAATCTGCAACAAGTGTTCATGAACGTGCTGGCCTACATCCGATACGTTCAACGCGAAGCTGACAAGGCGGCAGACGCCGCAAAATAACCTAAAGGGCAGCAGGCATGTCGCTGCTCATATTATTTAGCGGTAATGTAAGCGGCACTAGCGCGGCGCTTACGGGTGTTTCTGCCACAGGGCAGACGGGCACACTTGCGCCCAATATCACCATTGCGCTCACGGGTGTTTCGGCAACGGCGCAGCTAGGCACTCTTGCGCCTGTACTCTCCATCCCTGTAACTGGTGTTTCCAGCACAGGTGCGCTTGGCTCCGTTCTCGCATCCTTCGGGATAAGCGCAACAGGCGTAGCAGGTACGGGTCAGGTCGGCACGCTAGGCGTTGATTTCCAAGTACCGCTAACAGGCGTCCAAGCTACCGGCGCACTCGGTACGCTCTCTGTTGCCAATGGTGACATTACCCTGGCTCTGTCTGGTGTTGCAGCCACAACAGGACTCGGGTCACTCTTACCTGCTTTCAGCATCCCGGTTACAGGTGTTGCAGGCACTGGCGCACTAGGCCAACTTGCCCCAACCATTGCCCCGGCGCTGACTGGCGTTGCAGGGACTACCGCACTTGGCACAGTTTCGCCTGCTTTCTCAATCCCGATAACAGGGGTTTCAGGAACAGGTCAACTCGGTACTTTGGTGGTGCCAGGGGATGTAACCGTCGCACTTACGGGCGTTTCTGCAACTGCGCAGCTAGGCACTCTTGGAGTATTGCTTGACCAAATAACCAGTGGCGGTGGTGTCCCGAAGTGGAACCCATACCGCAAAGCAGGCGAGACGGAGGAACAAAAGCGCATCCGGCGCGAAGCACAAGGGATTATTGCCAAGGCCAAGGTAAAAGGCGCAGATATTCCCGCTCTGTTTGAGCAGGCAAAACAGGTTTCCGGGCTGATTAAGGCCGATATTGACCGGCTGGAAAAGCAGGCCACAGAGTATCAAGAGCTATTGGCCAAGCGTCGCACCCAGGCCCGTATCGAAGCCTTTGCGATGGCGCAAAACGATGCACTGGCGCAAAAACAGCTTCAGCAGGCACTGGTGGAGATACAGCTTCAAGCCGAATTGATGGCCGCGCAGGCCGAAGAACTGGATATTGTGTTTATCGCGGTCATGTTGGCCGCTTTATAGCCGAAAGGCCGCTACCGGCGCGTTGCCGGGTCTGCAATATAGTTTTTTTCTAACTATCTTGCAACTTTGATAGAAAGTGTTTATCATGTCTATAGAATCGCAAACCATCGAGGTTAGTGACGAACCAGCAGTTACTCTGGAAACAGTAACGCCCCCACCTGAGACCACTGCGGCTCCTGAGGGTGAACCTAAGCAGGCTGAGACGAAATCGTTTACTCAAGCTGAGTTAGACGAAATCATCCAGAAAGAGAAAGCGAAAGCCGAGGCTAAAGCCGAACGCAGGGCATTGAAAGCCTACCGCGAAACCCTTGAAAGGTTTGCGCCGCAACAGACCACGCAGTCAGAACCAGACGGAAAGCCAACCCGGGCCGCATTTAACGGCAACGACGAAGCCTACGTTGAAGCGCTGACAGACTGGAAAATTGGGCAACGCGACAAGGTTCAACAGGCTCAAGCGCAGGAAACAGAGCGAAGCACACGCGCAACGAAAACGGAAAACCTGTACAAAGAAGCCGAAAAGCTCTCAGGTTTTGACAGGGATGGATTTAACTCCGTTCTTGAAGACTACGGAACCCCGACTATCGCGCAGGCGATTTCCGACAGTGACGTAGGCCCGCAATTGATGGCGTGGATGAACTCCAACCCTGACGATGTGGCCCGTATCTCAAAGCTCTCCCCGGTCAGGCAGGCGGCAGAGATTGGCAGACTAGAGGCGAAGCTTTCAGTCGTCAAAGCAGCAAAAGAACTCCCAACACCAATTAAAACGGTAGCGGGAACTGGCTCAGTAACCAACGGCGACCCTTCCAAAATGTCCATGGACGACTACATGGCGATGCGGAAAAAGCAAGGCGCAAGTTGGGCTAGGTAACAACTTTAAAGGACTTAGAAAATGTCAAACACAGCAGTAACCTGTAGCATCGTTGCCAAGGAGGCTCTGCCTATCCTTGAAAACATGTGCTCATTCTCCAAGAACGTGAATCGCGATTGGCAGGATGAATTCACCGGGAACATCGGACGGGGCTATATGCCTGGTTCGCAGATTCTCATCAAGAAACCGCCGCGCTACACGTACCGTGCTGGCCGCGTGTCAGTGCCCCAGGCAACCGTCGAGACTAGCGTCCCGCTGGTGCTGTCTCAGGGTGGCTCTGACCTCAACTTCACGTCTCTTGACCAGACGTTGAACTTCAACAAGCTGGAGCAGAAAGTCGCTGCCGCTATCGCCCCGATTGCGAACGAGATTGACCGCCAAGGCTTGGCACTGGCCCACTATTCGACGTTCAACACGCTGAATACGGCAGGCGCTTTGCCCACGACTCAAGCGCTGGCAGTGCAGGCGATGACTGACACCAACCGCCGCTTGGATGAGATGGGTGCGCCTGTAAAAGACGGTGGCCGTTCATTCTGCATGAACCCCGCACTGAATGGCGCGATGATTCAAGGCTACGCCGGTCTGTTCAACAACGCTGCGAAAGTCTCTGGGCAATACAACACCGGCTACATGCAGGACTCGTTCGGCATCAGCCCGATGATGGATCAGAATGTGGACGTTCACACGAACGGTGCTGCGACTGCAACCAACGTCAACGGTGCCGGTCAGACTGGTTCTACCATAACCGTGGTGGCTGTGGCTGGCGGCACGCTGACTCGTGGAACGACCATCACCCTGCCGGGTGTGTTTGCTGTCAATCCCCAGTCGCGTGTTTCTACCGGCGTGCTGGCTAACTTCGTGGTTACTGCTGATGTGTCGGCTGGTGCTACCTCGATTCCTGTTAGCCCTGCGCTGGTGACTTCCGGCGCATTCCAGAACGTGAGCGCTTCGCCCACTACTGGCGCACCTTACGTCATCCTTGGCGCTGCTTCGACCAACTACAGCACGAACGTGGCTTATCACAAAGATGCATTCACGCTGGCGATGGTGCCGATGTGGGCGCCCAAAGGTGGCCGTGGTGTGATTGACGTTGCACAGGAAACGCACAATGGTTTCACTGTCAAAGTGACCCAGTTCTATGACGGTATCAACGATAACGCTATCTGGCGTCTGGACGTCTTGTTTGGGTGGGTAGCAACTTATCCCGAACTTTCGACGAAATACTACACCCTGTAAGGAGCATATATCATGACCGTTACTCTTAACCGCTCCTACGCTGGATACGCATCCGGCACCATCGTATCTCTGGATACGACCACTGAGGCCGCGCTGGTGGCTCAAGGTCTGGCCGCTGTTGCTTCGTCGGCTGCTTCGGCTCCGACTGCAACGGGTGCTGTGACCGCGAACGCCTTGCAAGGCCGTGTCTCTATCGCTGCTGGCTCGTCCAGCGTGGTGGTGACTAACTCGCTCGTCAACGTGAATAGCAAAATCTTCGCAGTGATCAATCAGGCCGCTGCTGACGGTACTTTGCTGCGCGTGGAGCGTATCGCGCCTGCTGCTGGCTCATTTACTATCTTTGGCACGGCTAACGCCACCGCCACTACGGTGATTGATTGGGTCATCATCATGCCGTCGGGCGAATTCCCGAACTACTAACCCACAAGGTTAAAGGGGCTTCGCAAGAGGCCCTTTTTGCAATGGAGGGTTTATGGCGACTGCACTAGACATTATCAGTAGGGCCATGCGTCTGGCTGGTGTTTATTCACTGGGCGAGGCCCCTACTTCTGACGAAGCGGTCAGTGGACTTTATGCTCTGAACTCAATGCTCGGCTCATGGGCAAATAGCAATCTGCTGATTAACGCAGAAACGTTAGACCAAATTACGATTTCTGCAAGCACCACGGTTTACACGCTCGGGCCGACTGGCACGGTTGTAACTACGCGCCCGCAAGAGGTTCTAGATAACGCCTATATCGTGTATCAAGGCGTGAGCTACCCCTGCCCACTGGTGGCGCTTAGTCAATACAACGATATCCCTTACAAAGGGCAAACCAATGTCTATCCGTGGGGTTTCAAATACGAAGCGACTTACCCTAATCTGACGGTTACTGTTTACCCCACGCCTACGGATACTTCACAGCTTAATTTGTGGTCAATGAAACCGCTGACCAGCTTTGCAGCGCTTACGACGCAGGTTAATCTACCCCCAGGTTATGAGGAGGCATTAGCCTTCAATCTGGCGGTGAACTATGGGGCTGAGTTTGACGGAGCCTCTATCCCTGCTTCGGTGGCTCAGAACGCCATCAATACAAAGCGCATGCTGGTGAAGGCGAATAGAAAGCCATTGATACTTAATATGCCCCGTATCGTATTGCCTGTAAACGGTTATGTTGATTGGAGGGCCGGTGCTTAAACCGATTCCTTTATTCGGGCTTGGGCAATCGTCCAAGTCGGTCAACGTGAATGCGCAACAGAGGTTAAACCTGTATTGCGAGATTCAGAGCGACCCTGAGACAAACACCATGGCGATTTATGGCACGCCTGGGCTTGTTGCGACTTCCAACTATGGCGCAAACCCTACGCGTGGGGTTTACTCAATGGGTGCCTATAAGTACTTTGTGAACTTTGGCACTTTCTGGCGCGAAGCAAATGACGGGACTAAAACGAATTTAGGCTCACTTGTAACCACTGGCGGCTTTGTTTCCATTGTGGACAATGGCACACAGATAATTCTGGTGGACGGGACTAAGGGTTACATCTACAACACGCAAACCCTAGTATTCGCGCAGATTACCGATGTGGATTTTTTGGGCGGTGATACGGTCACATTCCAGAATGGGTATTTCATCGTCAGTGTCCCGAATAGCGGGAAATTCCAGATTTCAGCACTTTATGATGGCTTGAACTGGAATGCACTGGACTTTGCCAC